GTGTAGAATACAATACCGGCATCTTCCTTCTTAGACTGAGCATAGAAGTCTTGAACATCAGATAGAACAACTTCCTGTCTAAGTGGGAAACCAGTAGAGTAGTTACCAGGACCAAATCCTAGATATTCAAACGTATGGTTACCAGATCTAGCAATAGATGGACGGCGAAGTTCAACAAAGAGTCTCTTCTCTGTAGGATAGATAGAGTCACCAGAGATCGAGATTCTACGATCTTCAGAACCAGCACTAGCATTACCAGATTGAGCTTCAATAGTGGTATTGGTATACTCGTATCTAGATAGAGCAGGGTTGCTGATTAGATCCAGAATTGCTTCTTTAGTTTCACTGTTCTTAGTTTCGTTAGTAGTAACTAAACCATGTACATAGTTGTCGGCAGCACAAATAGTTGGAGGTGGATCAATAATGCTAGTATCTCTTGTACCATCTGGTCTTACCTGGAACCATAGTGGATCATTGATAAAACTTAGTGGATATAACTGAGAAATTGGTTGAGAGAACTTGAAGTTTCTGAAGTTTTCACCAACACCAGGACCAGTTGGGAATGGAGAAATATTACCACGTAAGCACGTTAAGTAGTAAATACCTTCTTGCTGGTTAGGAATACGTCTTTGAATCTCATCAATATCAAAGATGTAGAAGGAATCTTCAAAATCTCCAACATCTTCTACAGAAAGAATTTCATAATCTGTAGATGTATCATCTTCGATAACGTCACCAGGAACCATCGTAAGGATATTGGCATTCTTGTCACTGTATAAGTAATCTTCTTTAGCAGACTTACTTAGTTCTTCGTTACCAGCACTGTTTGGTTTTGCTTGTAAAGTAGCAAAGATGTTAACTGGGTTATTGTTGATATCGAAGATAGGATCATTATCACCATCGAGAACTGGTTGAGCAAATACAGTATCATTGAAAGCACTATACTCGATAGGCTCACTAGACTCAATCGCCTTAATGATTAGATAGTGATCACTTGTGCCAGTTGGACTGAAATATCCCTGTAGATATCCAGCACCCTTAGAGTATCCACTCCAGGTGATTCTGTTTAGGTTATTTGCTTCTAGGGCATCAACTCTAAATGATCCGCCTTGTGGAGCGTTAATTTTTACAACAACAAACTTTTCGTTTCTTAGAGCTTGGTTTGTAATAGCATGATTAAATACGGTTAGTTCAAGTCTTAGATCGTTAGGATCACCTACACCACCGGTATCAATCTGTCTAGCAGATAGAATGCTAAATCCAATCTTAGAATCTGTTCTATCACTATCGATAGTCTTTGTTTGTGTTGTATCATATGGATCATAATCAAAGTTAGGATCCAGACCAGGATCTCCTAAAGGTAGACCTAGTTTCTGCTGGATAGTTCCTCCACCTGTATCAAATGGAACGTTAAATGTAGCAACAGGATCTCCAGAAGCAATGTTCTGTAGAAGAATTCTCTGTGGTAGTAGTTTTCTAGTTTCGTCTGTTCTTGCCTTAATAACAAATCCATTGAGAGGATCACGAACGCCTGTAGCATAACGTGGGATAACATAACGTAGTCTGTATACCGTATCCTCTTTAGGTCTTTCGTCCTTAAGTCTTCTGTAGAATGTGTTCTTAGTTCTAGCGTCAGTTAGAGTAACACCAAGTTCTTGTAGTCTAGTAATAATATTACCAGCAGAAGGTGCCTCTACTAATGTGTTTAGAGGATCAGGAATAGTCTTAATATACCACTGACCAGTTGTTGTGTCTGGTGCTACTACCTCAGCATCAAACTTAACTGGAGATCTTCTCTTATCGGAGAATACATAGAAGTTTTCACCAAAACCGTTGGCAAAAATTTGTGGTGTAGCACCAGCGATTGCCTCTGCTTCGGTCAAGAATACCGAGAACGTCTTAGGTGTTACAAACCTAGCATAGTAATACGTATTAGGATCAACTTCTGCTCCTGTACTTGTTAACTGTGGTAGTGTAGAGTTACTACCAAACGTTCTGAAGAAGATCTTATGGACTGTAGCTACAGATCCAGGAACATCAAATACGTGTGGTACATCTGTTTGAAGTACATCGTTTTGACCAGGAACTTCATTGGTTAGATACTGGTGTAGATCAAATCTTACATCTAGTACATACTGCTGTAGTTCGATTTCAACTTCTGGATCTACGCTATCTGTCTCAGATGAATAGATGTAGATACCAGCAGCAGCATTATCCTTTGTCCTAGCAAGCATTAACTTGGTCTGAGACGAAGGTTCGAAGATACCAGGATATGTTGTGGCATCACCGTAATTTTCTGGTTGAGTAGATCTACCAGGAGCAATGACGTAATATACGGTGTTAGTTTCGAATCCTCTTGGTAAGCGAATAACTCTCTTATCAGGATTTGTACCTTCCTTTGCCTTAGGAATAAGTCTAACTGGAGTACCAGTTTCGAAGTTATGTGGATCGGATACTCCACCACCAGTGTTGACTGTAAAGATTGTTGCTCTGGTGGCAAGGTTAGCAGTATTGAGTGTTGGTTCTACTCTTAATACCGAAGCACCAACAACAGGCTCTGTTCTGGTATAAGCAGAAAGGTCACCAGGAACACCAGCATCACCAATAGCATCCTTAATTAGATCAGTAAATCCTTGAACCTGAGCAGTAATATCCAAGAAGTCAGATGGATCAATATCGCCAGGAAGACCAGAAAGGTCTCCAACTAGTTCACTATCAAATACTTGCTGTAGTCCATGATCACCAGCAATAACAACTACAGTGTTACGAATTACCTGATCAATGATGTTGAATACTTCATCATAGAAGAGTCTATTAAATGCTTCTTCTCCGTCAGTTACAGATGGGTTAGCAACATAGTAGATACCACGATCATAAACACTGGAGTTAGCACCATACTGAACATTGAAAGCATAAGCATCAATAGTCTGTCTAACTTGCTCAAGTGTGTTTGCTTGATCTTGAAGAACTAGACCAGCAAAAGAGAACTTTGCTCTATCTAATGCTTCTTCGGCAATAAGTTCTTTGTTAGCAAGGATTAGGGTAGCAAGAGATGTCTCTCTATCGCTAATTGCTTGAACTCCACTATTAAGGATAATGTTAATGTCATCAAAATATGTTTCAATCGTACTAGCAATGTTGACACACTCTGGATATCCTTGATCTCCTGCCCATGGGTTAGGTGGATTACCACCTTCATCATCCTGAATGATAGAACTATCTCTTACAGGATTCTCTGCTGCCCATACACCATCTAGAACATCATCATCGTCAAGTGGTGTGCCTGTTTGTGGTAAGGAGAAGTATAGGTATACAGAGTTGGTGTTTAGAGCAACTACAGTGTTACCGATATCTAATCTAGATCCTACCTGACCAAGTTCAATTCTAGTATCATCAACGATTCTCTTGATGTATGTGCCTGCTGGAATTGCTGGGTTGATAGCAGTTGGTGTAGCACCAGGAAGTAGTCTACCATTTTCAAAGTTTCCAGGAACGTAGTCATACTGAACTACTTCCATACCAATAATCAATCCAGCGGTATCACCGACATCAACAATAGCAGATCCAAGATTTGTTTGACAATCTCTAATGAGATAGTCAAAGTTTCTCATAGCAGCAATACAGAGATTCTTAACGTACTCTAGAGTTTCTACAGTTTCGTTTAGTTCTCCAGGAATGTATGTTAGTGCTCCACTTACAAAATAAGCTTCCGCTGCCTGAACTGTTTGAATGTTGCCACCAACTCTCAAGTCTTGTACAACAGCATCAACGAAATATCCAATGTCTCTTTCACACTTGCCGATCTCAATACCAGGCTTAGTTAAGAGATATGGATATTTTTCTGTGATGTAACCATATGCTTCCTGTTGGATGTATGTGGTGTTTCTTTCAATAGAGTTAGAAGCATCCTGAGCATAGTTATCAATAGTCAATCCATCAGGATTTAAAGTATCTAGAGATACTGTATATCTTAAGAATCCAGTTGGTTCAACTATTGCTTCATATTCTTCTGTTGTTCCAGTTGTGCTCTTAAGATCTAGGAAAACTTTATCTCCTGTCTTAGCACCAAGTCTAAATCCGTCAATAGAAACTGCTGGTCTTGTGAAAGGATCATAGACATCATCACTTCCGTAGTATAGTCTACCATTAATATTAGAAGTATCTTTAGTCTTCTGAGCATCTAAAGAATAATACTTAAGTTCCTGCTCATTGAATGCCGAATCGTCAACAATTTGAGTTGGAATAATATCAGTAATATATCCACCCTTATCTTGGTTAAAGGCAAATCCTTTGAAACCAATAGCGTGTAGTGATGTATTACCGAAGTTAGAGTTCGAGTTGGTGATCGACATGTCACCACCACTTTCCATTAGGAAGTGATCGAAGAATCCAACAGCGAAGACCGATACACACTGGATGAAAGAATCATCAGAAGCACGGATGTGGAAGTTTCTCCAGTCATCCTTCCAGTAAGCATCACCTCTGGTGTGGTATGGTTCTGTAGCGAAGGCATCAGAAATAGATGCTTGATTCCAAGTGTTTGTGAACTCATCGTAGCGGATGTATGCTCTATCGTCTCTTTGGAGCGAAACGCCAGTATACTGGGCAACAACCATCGACTTGAATCCAGTTGCCTTGGATCCATCTGCCCACATACCACACTGACCCCAGGTAGATCTGATGGAGCAGTTAAAGACATATGGAGAAGCAGACTCAACAGAGTCAATCTCTGCCTGTACCCTAGCAGCAACATTTAGAGCAGGAACAGTGTTTGGATCATATCCCTGAGCATTGATATCAAGACCTAGAACTAGTTCTGTAGTATTGACTTCATATTTAAAGATTCTTGGATTTTCGTCGTCTAGTTCCGTTACCTTGAATGTACCATTTAGTAGATCATTTAATCCGTTGTCGATAATGGCAACATACTGATCTCTAAAGTAACCGTGAGCAATCTTGGTAGTTACAACAACAGTTGTCTTGGTTACATCAGGATTATCTTCAAGTCTGATGTTGATAATGTTTCTCGTATCAGATAGAGGTCCAACAATTCTGTTTTCCTGAACCAATGCTTCGAGATCACCATCATCAATAGTAGGTTGATATAGAGAGAATGATCTACCAACCTTTTCGTAATACTGATCGAGATCTGTCTCGTCAGCATACTCCATGATAGTAATCTTATGGTGAGAATACTCAGGAGTGATAAGTGCTGTGCTGTTACCCTTCTGATAGTATACCTTACCAACTCTATCTGCTGGGTCATATAGAGGAGAGTTGCTAGATAGATCACCATCTTTAATAGTGAACTGCCATAGATAACAACCACCAGTTAGGTTAAAGATAGAAGTTCTTTCCTGTGTAGCATCAACAGGATCGGGAACATATAGTGGTCTGACTATAGTTCTACGTAGGTCATAACCAATAAGAGAACAACCCCTAGGGACGATAGCACCGCCTGTACTAGCGTTAAACTTATAAAGAGCGTTATCAGGGTTGGAGAGATCGAGAATAGTGTTATCATTCCACTCCTCTAACGTCTGGTTGTAGTTGAAAATAGGTACATCACCAGTAATAGGTAGACTGTTGACTCCCGATAAGTTTCCAGCAATTAGAGTGTCTGTGACAATAGATGTCAAGTCGGCAATCGTTGACTGTACATCTACACAGGAAGCAGCGTTTCCTGATGGCAATACTGGAATTACTGGACCTTCTACATTAAAGTCAGCAGGACCAGCAAGTAGTGTTAAATCTTTAGAAAGTAACTGATTAGTTACTGCCTTTTGCATTTCAATAACAGCACGGTTGAAGGCGACAACAGACTGTGCTTCTTCTCCTTCTACACCATTGACAATTAGATTACCTTGAGCATCAAAGTATGCTTTAGCAGCAGCAATAGACTGAGAGTTACCACCATTTGCTAAGTCAGCAGCAACGGCATCTACAATATATCCGATGTCACGCTTACACTTTCCCTCACCAGGATCATCAGCAGCTAAATCTTCTGCTGGTAGAGCAGATAGATTCTCGTTATTTACACTATCAATAACAATCTGGAATAGGTTTACAATTAGAGTGTTGATATCAGCACAATCATTAATAGTGTATAAAGGATCTCCATCGTCACCACTATCTGTAACAGTTGGATCCTTATAATAAAGTTGATTCGTCATTGCCTGAATCATCACATCTCTTGCTTTATTGAAAGCAATAAGAGATTCCACAGTCTCGCCCTGTAGTCCATCATCAACCCAATCAGTTCCTTCTGAGTTGAAGTAATTTTGCATCACCTTACGGGTGTACTCGTTACCACCACCCTGAACAACGTCTAGGGAGACATAATCAATGATGAATCCTAGGTCACGCTTACACTTTGCTTCGCCAGCTGGAGGTACACCAACAACCTCAGGTGCTAGGTTGGTTAGTGATTGCTCATCTAAAGGTACGGTGATTGTTGTAGTTAGGTTAGCAATCGTTGTTTGTACGTCAAAACAAGCAGTTGGGTCATTTCTGCTAACATCACCATTTCCATCTCCATATACAGACTCACCTTCTAGAATATCATTGTCTCTATATTCTGTTCCAGGAAGTGATGGAGAGTTGTAGTTGTTAGCTACTGCTTGTTGTAAGAAGTCTCTTGCTGTCTCGAAAGCAAGGATAGATGCTGCTTCTTCGGTAGGGTCATTGATACCGTTAGTGATAGGATCTCCGGCACCATCAAAATACTGTAGTACAAACTGTCTAGAATAAACGTTACCACCAGTAAATACGTCTAGAGCAATAGCTTCGATAAAGTATCCTAAGTCACGCTTACACTTAGTCTCTGTAGTAGCAATAGCAGGGAAAGCAGCAACTGCTACATTCCAGGAGTCATCAACAATAAGTGCTTGGTTATTTTTGATTAGGCGATAAGCATCTTTGTAACGTGATACTTCTGTTTCTGCTGGATCTTCTGGGAAGTAAAATTCTTCGTTAGGACCAAGGAAAGAGATTTCAGCAATAGAACGATCAATAATCTCTTGACGGTTCTTTTGGATTAAGCGATAAGCATCGTAATTTCTTGCTTTAGAACTAGCAGGATCATCTCCAGGAACTACCCAATCAGTACCCCAAGCAACTTCATCATACTCAATAGCAATTTCAGCAAAAGCTCTGTCAATGATTTCTTGACGATTAGCAGTAATTAGATTTCTAGCGTCGTAATATCTCTGTCTTCCTGCTCTATCAATCTCTACTAAACCAGGACGGTTGTCAATATAGTGATCACCAGGCATCAGCATAATGCTGAACTGGTCAAATCTATCATTATCAGGTCCAGGTAGATAAGAGAAACGTGCTACTTCAATAAAAGCACGTTGGATTGTCTTAAACGGACGTAATGGTGAGTTTCCTCTGTTATCTAACTCATCAGTGGCGTTAAAATCATCAGGGGAAACATAAAGATATTTACCAGTCTTACTTGAGTAAAGATTATCAAGTCTTGTTAGAGCCATAATTACTGCTAGCCTATGGTTGACGCTTATTCCTCAATGTATTTATACCATTAGTACCACCAAGATATCCACGAATACCGTATTCCTTTTGTTACTTCTTTAACCTGATGTGGGTACAAAAATACACTAGGAAATGCTAATATATCACCCTTTTTTAAGTCTGGTATATATTCATCCCATAGACAAAATTCCCCTCCTTCAAAATCGTCATTCAGTAATCCTACCGTAGTCATAATAGGAATACCTTTTAGTTCTCCATCAAAGATAGAGTGAATATGATCTACATGCTGCCTCATATGTCCACCGGGTTGATATCTATTTACTTTAGGATTAGTAAATTTTTTTAACGATGGAACATATCCTATTTTTTCAAGATAACGAGGTTGCCATTGTTCTATAACAGCACGAAATTCTAGATCTTCAATAATTTGTTGATCTAGTATACTATTTTTATCGTAAGCAGCATCTACACTCTTGCCGTAGTTATAAAAAGTACCTCTACGCCACTCAAATTTTTTAGTATCTTCTAGTACTCTATCACAGATTTCATCAGAAACTACCTTACGGGCATGTAATACTAGATTTGATAATTTTTGATCTTTTATATATTTCATATACTTAAAAAGGTCCCCGAAGGGACCTTAATCACACGGAAGGGGTTTGGTTAGAATGATAGTTCTTCTTTCTTGACAACCACCCAATCTAGAAGACTTTGATATTCTCGATGGGTTTCTGTACCAATATCAGCACCTTTGCTGAAGAGATAAAAATCAAGCGCCTTGATTACCATATCATGATCCTTTTTAGAAAGTAATGTCATGATGACCTCTTTATTGAAGAACTATTTGCTTGGGATTTAAGTCCCAAAGCCCCCGATCTGATTTGAACAGACGACCTGAGCTTTACAAAAGCCCTGCTCTACCACTGAGCTACAAGGGCGTTTTACGAACAAACTGAAATTGTCCGTTACGAGTGCCCCAGATTTGTTTTCTAGGGTCATTTACATCATATCCTTTGTCAAGGACATAATAGTGTGTTGGAGTGAGTTTAATTGATGTGGTCAAGAAAGTTCGTTGACCTCCCCACTCCACAATACACTGATCACCTTCTACTGCCCCCACAAAAGCATCTCCATCCTTCTCAACGAAGAGTGAACATCCTTTTTTCAAGGATAGCATATGATTCTTAATCTTGTCAAGATTCTTTCCACCAGTAAATTGTTCTTTGTTTTCAATCTCAAAGTTAAGAATCTCAATCCTGTCTCCGTTCATTACTGGTTCAATAACGAACTGACGATATGGTTTATCAAGTTTATAATTGTATGCTTGCTCACCATAGAACTTGCCATTACCTAAAGCAATGTGAGTCACCCGAATGTAAGCAAATCTACTAGGATTCGATAGTGCTTGGGTTCGGTTATCAAATTGACCTTCTAGTAGTTTAGAAAGTTCTTCAATCATCTTTAGGTAACAACTCAGGATTATTAAGGGGAACATCAAACATCAGGGGATGACATCCTTCACACACCAAGTAACTTGATGCCATGTATAGTTCTTCATCATCGTAGTCTTTAAACTGAAGTGCTTCAGATTGGACTGCTGGATGTTCTTGAACTAAAATAGGAAGTTCATCAAAGGTATAAGGCATACCTTGAATGAAATACATTCTGACGACCATCCCCATGTAATAGACATAGTTTTGGGATAGTTGATATTCCATTTTGGTGATTTCCACACATTTGTATTTATGTGGAATGGGGGCCGAGGGACTTGAACCCTCACGGGCATTGCTGCCCAACAGATTTTAAGTCTGGTGCGTCTACCATTCCGCCACACCCCCAGAAAAGAAGTCTCGCTGTTGACTTCATTATGGTCTTTTATAATTTTATGGAATACATCCTCAACCCAGCGTTGTTGAGGAATGGGCAGGGAGGGATTTGAACCCCCGTAGGCAGAGCCAGCGGATTTACAGTCCGCCTCCATTAACCACTCGGACACCTACCCGGTGGAACCAACTGGACTTGAACCAGTGACCGCACCCTTATCAGGGGTGTGCTCTACCAACTGAGCTATGGTTCCAAGGTGAGAGAGGGTGGAGTCGAACCACCATTGCCAAAGGACGGAATCGAACCGTCTCTAACGCCGTCGCGCCCACCATCCAAGGTGCTCTCTCGATGAGACAATCATACCATAGAGGCATTGGATTGTCTAGTGCTCCTTGAGGGGATCGAACCCACCTTAACCGAATTATGAGTTCGGAGCATTCACCAGATTGCTAAAGGAGCTAGTTAAGTGGGGGATAGCAAATGTCACCATCACCTAATGCCATCTCTACTTCTTCCTCTAGTGCCCAGGAATCCTCAGACTCAAGGAATGCTACTACCTTATCCCAAAGTTCTGGATAAGGAAAGTCATCAATAAACATACCCCAAGTACCAGGGTTTTCGTCATCACCATCGGGTTCCCAAGTACAATACCTGATTTCATTACGGTAAATTTCAAACAAGAAATCAAACATAAGTGATTGGTCTTCTTGAGTATGACAATAAATCTTAAGATCGTCCATTAGGATGCCTCATCGTGATTGGTGTAAAGTTCAATCTGATCTAGTGTATCATGGTATTTTTCGGCAGGTATCATTACTGCTGCTTTGCCATCTTCGGTAACAATACCAATGATTTCGCCCTCTTCAACTCTTTTTGTCAGTTCGTCAAAACGTTCTGAATATTCTTCGACAGTAAATACTTCCATCAGTCAGTAGTAAGGGCAGGTTCGGCGTATTCAATAAGGTCAGGATCCATCTTATTGGAAATAGCAATCAGAATTGCCATAAATTCATCGACACTATCTGCTTGGATATGTTTACATTCGTCGTTATCGGCAATTAGAAGGAATGAGCGAGTACAGATGTCGATGACACATCCAGCAACTTGAATTTCGTTCATAGGGGCGTCTCGATTACTCATGTAGTATAACAGGTTTGGGTCCGAGCGTCAAGGGGTAGTGACGCTTTTGAAACTGGTACAACTGCTCAAGGTCTTTTCCATTAACACCGTGGTTGTCTTTTAACCTACGATAATGTAACCAGTTGATATTTACAAGAAATCTGTACATAGTGTCATTTTGACGTACTCCACCATGTACAAATTCATTTGGAAAGATAACCATTCTATTTTTTACGCTATCAACAGAAGTACCGTTTTTAAATTCAGTTTTTCCGTTACAGGTATTTAAATAGTAGATAGATGTCATGCCAGCACCATTATATTCAGAAAAGTCAACATGCCATCTAGATGAGTGGGTTGACTCCGGATTTACAGAATATATGTTTGATTTAATTCTCAGAAGCAAATCACACTTTAATTCTCTTATAAGTGGTTCATAAGAAAAAAATTGTTTATTAATAATACCGGGAGTTTTGTTAACAATGTCTCGACACATAAAACTGCCGTTTACAAATTGAGACTCATCAAAATCAGTAAAGTTTTGACCTTCAACTGGTTTATTTCTACTAGTAAATTTCCATGCACTTTTGGTAATTACATCTTCATATATCTTTGAGTGTTCTTTTTCTGGTAAAAAGTTATCAATAATTGTTATATCATCTAGATTGTAAAAATCATCAATGAAATCCATTATTTCTAATTACATCCAAATGTTCAATAGTTCTTGCTCTCCATTCCATGAGTTCATGAAAACACTCTTCAGCGTGAGCACATTGTCTTAATTCATGATCTGGTTTTAAAACACTCTCGTAAAAAAGATTAAAAGCATCTCTACGTTTTTGTTGTTTGAGTTCGTATTCTGTCATTGAAATGCTCCTGTTTGTTTTAGATACTGTAGTGCTTCTTTCATATTACCTAAATGTTTGTTACCATAAGCGACTTGTGGATAGGTTGCTTCAGGTCCAAACTCATCATAAAATGCTTTTTCATTAAAATGCTTTCCAACGACATATTCATGAAATTCGCCACCTAATGCTTTCAATAGTGCTGACATACGTTCACACTCTTGACTGCCATTAGAATAGATTACTGCTGTTTTTGTCATAATTTTCCTTCCAACCAAGAAGTAGCAATGTATTTTTCACCTGATAACGGAGGAAGACCTCGATGAGTATGGGTAAAACCAGCAGGCCAAATAAGAAATCTTCCTTTTACTGGTTTAATACGTCTATGTTGATAAAGAAATTCGGTTTCTCCTCCCTCTTCAACAGTATTTAGATACATCGATGTAACTAAAACCCGATGAGACGTTGTTCTAGAACCATATTCATGGTGCCAGTTATGATAACCTTCTCCTGGCAATGTTTTTTGGATATTTAAGTATATTTGCTGTAATTCGTATTCTACACAAGATTCATATTTACTAGCGTACAAGTCTAGACATTCTCCAGTAATACGATTGTATTCAGTCAAAAAAGGAAAATTAGGATCTAAAATAT